AAGTGTCAGTAGCCGCAGGAAGCGTTAAAGTGGTAGTACCCGCCACCGCAGTTGCCGTGACTGTAGTAGTGCCTGATGTGGTTCCAGCAAGAACAAGTGTTCCAGAACCTAGTGTTGAGGTTGCCATAATTTTCCTTTAAGGTGTTCCATTGGAGACAATGTTTGCAGAAGAAGTAATCAATCCAGTTGAAGACATTGATGCAATTGTCGTTGCCCCATACTTGAATATCAACTTGCCACCACTTTCTTCAATCGTGAAGTTTGTAGTCAAGAGTTTAGGTGTAGATGCCGCAGTTCCAGTGGTGTTTTGGTTGAATGTCGGAAATGAGGTCAAAGATGCCGCTGATCCATTAGGGGCCAACACATCAGTGCCAATCACTAAGCCAAGGTTAGTTCTTGCCCCAGATGTAGTAGTTGCACCTGTACCACCATTCAAAACCGCAACAGTACCCGTCACATTAGATGCTGTGCCAGTGGTGTTCTGATTAAAAGTCGGGAAAGAGGTCAGGTTTGCAGCCGAGCCACTTGGAGACAGAACATCAGTCCCAATAACCAACCCTAGATTGGTTCTGGCATCTGAAGCATTAGATGCACCCGTACCACCATCAGCAACTGCCAAATCTGTGATACCTGTGATTGATCCACCAGTGATAGAAACATTGCTTGCCGCTTGAGTGGCAATTGTTCCAAGACCACCAATATCAGCAGTGGTCAGAGTAACAGCACCAGTGCGCCCTGCAACTGAAATAACCAAGTTGGTCTGGTCAATCTTTTGCCAAGCAGTGCCGTTGTAGATTACCCAATCCCCTGTCACCCAATCAGTAATGCCATTGAGGTTGGTTGAGCCAGAAACGCTGACAACATAGTAATAGTTGCTTGTGCCTGAACTTGATGTAAGCGTAGGTGTGTTTGTGGATGCGTTCCAAGTTCCCTGATAGCTTAAACCACCACTGATAGCACTGATTTGAGCCTGAAGGCTTGCTAGAGTATCAAGTACAGACTGAGAAGTACCGCCACCATTGGTAATAACTTTGATGCGTTCAGCAACATCAAAAGGAACAACCTCACCAGCATTGATCTCACGACCATCATCAAGAGTGATGACAAGGCTACCATCAAAATCAATGCGAGCAGCGGCAACACCAGTGCCGTTAGAACCATCAACTCCATCACGCCCAGGAACACCATCTCGTCCTGCTGGCCCAGTTGCTCCTGCTGGGCCTTGTCTACCATCCCGTCCATCTTTGCCATCTTTGCCATTCTGTCCATCTTGCACAGAGGCAACTTTGCTCTGAATCTCGCCATTTAACTGAGCAAACTTTTGCTCCATGTCTGACTTGATCTTCTTCAAGCCTTGGATAACAAGTTCAGCACCCTTGCCAATAGACTCACTCTTGGCCTTGGCAATCTTCTCAGCGGCAGACTGTTGCAAAGCAGTAATGATCTCCATCTGCTGTTCAGCAGAGATTCCATCAATTCCTAGCTTACGCTCAAGGTCAGCAATGTCCATTTAGGTCAATTCCCTGGAAAGACGATTAAGAAATTCATCTTCAACGCTCGACATTTTGCTCTTCTTGTCAGCCATTTGCAACTCGACAATCTTGGATTTGTTCTTAATATCAGCTTCTTTCAACATCAACTCAGCAATCTTAACCCGCTTATCAAACTCTTTAGAACCAGCATCGTCTTGGTTTGGCAGGTTCTTGGTCATTGCAGCCATGTTCTTGGCCTGAATCTCTTGAGGCATCAACTGAGTCTCTACCTTCAGCTTCTCAGCTTCTGCCCGATTCTGTTCAGCTTGTGTTGCATTCACAGCAATCTGAGCCTGTGCAGCTTGCATTGCCAACTGTTGCTGTACTTGAGCCATTTGCTCTGCTTGCGGGTTAGGCTGACTCATCTTGTCCAACTGTTCCATCAGTTCATAGCGGTTGGTCAGTGAAGAATTAGCCAAAACACCTTTGAGAATCAGTGGCAACACAGGAGTGTTAGGGCCAAGAGTCTGGAGCAAGCCAATGAACATCTGTTGCTCATGCTCACGCGCAATGATGCCCAAGGTAGCCGTAGGAATGAAAGTCATGTCCACTGAAGGGTAACGCTCTGGGTCAAACTGCATATACCTGAAAGCCGCCTTCTGAATGAAGGGAATCAAGAAGTCTTCTTGAAAGTTCACCAGAGTACGCTTGTACTTTTTGATGATGGTGGCAACAGCCATAGACATACCACCTTGGCCCATGTCTCTAGCACCAGCACTGACCATGCCTTGAGAATCCAAAGTTCCTGTGGATTGCAGAAGCATACGCTCGAAATCCTTGGCAGTTGCTAGGTTGTTGCCATCAGTCTGCCCAAACTTGAAGGGATACAGAATCTCTGAAGGTGCGCCATTAGTGAGAATGGCTTTTCCAGGCTTGACTTCAAACTTAGCGCCACGGGGCAGACGGGTTGCATCCATTGCAATCATGGGGCTAGTGGTCAGCGCCAATGAATCCAAGTGAGAACGAATCTGAGCATCAATAGCCTTTTGCATATTGAAGGCTTTTTCCACTGTGCCACGACCAAGCAGACGATTGGGAACAGTGTCATCTTGGTATGTCAGAACAGGGCGATCCTTCATCATGTAAGGATTTGCCTCTGCTTTAAGCAACTGCCCATCATTGGCAATTACGACAATGGCCTCAACCATGTCTGTGTATTCTTCAGCAGTAGAGTTCTCAGGGAACAACTCGACAATCTCTTTGCTTTCTTTGAGATTCTCTAGGTATTCACGGGGAACAAGACCATAGTAGGTCAGCAAAAGCACTTTTTCGTCTTGATACTGGCTAACCTCTTGGGTAGGTTCCAGGTCAGTGTCTTCACCAGCAGTGCCAATGTCTACTTTTCGGTAGATTCCACGCTCGATGCCTTCAACAATCTTGTGAATGGAGATGTATTTCTCAATTGCCACCCCCATGCAGTCATCAACTGAGGTTCCATTGGGGTCAAAAAGGAAGTTTTTTGGATTTACAGGTGAAATCTTGACCGAAACCCTGTCTTTTTCCACTACGCCAATAGCGGCTTGGCCCATTTGCCCAGGAATCGGTTGAGTAGAGGGTACAAACTGCTTTTCAGTCTTAACAACAATCTCGCCAATGCCTGTGCCGTAAATTTCTGCCATCAACTCGATCTGGTCAATGGATTTGCGAATTTTGTCCCGCTTGAAATCTTCCATCAACTGGGCTTTGATGATGCCCACATCGATGGGGTTGTTGTTCACATCCCGAATGTCATCTTGAATGTCAAAGAACTCGCCTTGACCAAAGATTGCTTCCATGATCTCAGCATGGCGAGTCTCTACGGCTTGTTGTGTGGCAGGGGTTACGATGCGTGAACGCTCAGAGTCACGGGTTTTATCTTCAACAGCCCACTGACCACGAAAGATTCGCTCGTATTCAAGCCAATCTGGAAGGAAGTTGGTATCCCGATAGTCACGCCAGCGATTGCAATGGTCAACAACAAAATCAGTCAGTTCTTTGTCAGCCTGTGTAGGCTCATAGAATTGATTTTGCTCTAGCTTATCTTGCTTATCTGTTGCCATTAAACCCCCGATATGATGTCTACAGGCTCCCACTCATCATCTTCTTCACCCTCAAAGTAAGATGTTACAGCCAATTGGTCAATATAACTTAAGGCATCAGGAAGGTCATCGTGTACGCCATTGGCAGGAAACATCAAGAGTTGATCGGTGAAATCATCCCAATCTTCTTCAGAGTTCAGCACAATTCGCCCATGCTCAAACCGCCCTTGGAGACTCCAGATAATTCTGTCTGTCTTTTTCCTGTTGCCATGCGTTAGGTCAACTATGTGGGAATATACATTATTTTTCCGCATCAGGTCACTGAGGTACGGCAAAACAGCGTTTTTTAACGCTCCACGCTCGATTCCAACCGAAATTGGCCTGTAATCCCGCATCTTCATTAGGATTTTGGCAGCAGTTTCCCGAATATCCCACCGCCCATGGTCAATCTCTTTGACAAACCATTTGCCATCATCAGTGACTTTGACTACTGCAATGGCACTCTCATCTAGTCTTTTTTTCGCGTTAGCAGCTTGTTTAGCCACCTCTTCAAATCCTGCCAAGTCGATTGCAATGAAGTAACTACCATACTCAGGTTCCACACCATATTTGATCCAATCTTCTTTAAAAACATCGCTTCCTGCGTTGTCAAAGGATGCCAAGTATTCCTGCTTGAAAGCAAAGGATGACAGCGTTTTCTTGGCAGACTCAATCTCAGTTGGGTCTATCAATGGGTTGTCTTGAGTTGTGAAGTGCCACGACTTCCAATCAGGATCAGCTTCCTCTTGACCCATCTTGAATAGGTCATAGAACCAGTTGCGACCCTTGGGAGTACCGATGAATATGGCTCTGCCCTTTTTGTCTGACAAAGAAGCACGAATCACCTGCTCCCAGGCTTCAGGCTTAATGTCCGCAACCTCGTCTAGCACCGCATAGGTCAGGGACACACCCCGCAGGGTATCTGGTCTATCAGCACCACGAACATAAATCTTTGCACCATTTATCATGGTGATATCCATATTGTTGATGTGACTAGCCTGGATTACATCCCTGCCAATCTCTAACAACACATCCCAGATGATCTGTCTTGCCTGTCCATTGGTGGGCGCAACATAAAGAACTGCACTTCCTGCTGGACAACGCAATGCTTCAATAATTAGTGTAGTAGCTGCTAACCTAGACTTGCCACAACGCCGCCCCGCCGCCACAACCTTAAACCTTGTTTTGTCAGCAAAAACTGTTTGTTGCCAAGGAAGGAGTGAGAAGTTAAGGTCAGACATTTTTTGTTTCTACATCAGTCACATCTTGCAAGGGTTCAATCTCTACGCCACCAATGCCTGTGATGTTGATGGTAACGGCATTCCTTTGCTTGCCTTCTTTCTCAAACAGACTGACGGGAAGCATCCTATCCATACAGAGTTTGAGCATAGCGGCCTGTGCAGGGTGTTCGTCATTCATGGCAATCTCAATTGCTTTGTGAACAACATTGGAACCAGCACTGTTTATCAGGAGGTCTTTGAGTTCTTTGATGCGCTGAACTTCAGTCTTTGGCAGGAGAGCCGCAGGTCTTTCAGCATAGGTAGACATAGTGAACTTCTTGTTCACAGCACCCTTGGGGCGACCTTTTTTCTTTAGGTTGTTTGGCAGTGCATCAATCACATTCATACTTTACCCAGTTATGGAAGTTTTGGTAACTATACATTGTTTGACAAGTGGGGTAAACCCTAGTACATTCTTCACGGGGCCATCACCCAGCCCTCTATGCGGTGGAACCGACCAATTAGGATAATCGTAGCGAGTCAGGCGACTCTTAAGTAACCCCCCATCATTCGGGATGAATCATGGCAAGGTGAACGGGAAATGTAGTCTGAGCCACTTGTCTGACAAACAAGATACTGGTTAGCTTAGATAAACAAGAGGTTCACTTCTGAAAAGAAGATCAACCCTCACGGGTGCCTGAACTCGTCTATACCCTACCACCACCCGTCTGTAGCACCTTTTTGCTTCCCAACAAAAGCTAGTCATTTTTGTAGGTAATCCTAGGTTGGCTTTTCTTGTGGATGGGGGGCTTTGTTGAGCAAAGTCTAATTTCACCTTTTTTGTGGATAGGAGGCACCACAAAATCTCTCACACCACACACACCCCCTCCCCCCCTACAAACCCTTAAGGGTAAACCCTAATAGGGTAAGTACCTAGGTAGAAACCCTGACAGGGTAAACCCTTGGTAGTAGAAACCCTTAGATTAATTAACCGACCGGTCGGACGGGTTATGCGTAAATTGCATAATTACTTTTAGTTGTAAGGCTTAGACATAAAAGTAGTAAGCACCTTAGTAAGGTAACCTGACTAAACCTAATGATAGTAAATCCCTAATGACTTCAACCATCTGATAGCATTATCCTATCTAATACTTTACCATTCATAGGGTAAGCACCTATATAAATAATGGGGGAACCTAGGGTTTATCCCTATATCTTTGCAGTGATCGGTGCGTTATATTTACATCACTAGGCAAACAAACCTAGTGATTCAATCAACATTCAATAGGCGTAAACATCATGGACTTTTCTTCCCTTTTATCTGAAGCAGTCAACAAGCCTGGGATTCTCTCCAAGGCTTACCAAGCATTTCACAATTACTCTGTAGGTAACCAAATGGCGGCCATGTCTCAATGCGTGGCACGTGGCATTGAAGTGGGGCCGATCTCCACCTTCAAAGGTTGGCAGGACAAAGGTCGATGCGTCACCAAGGGGCAAAAAGCCTTGGCGCTTTGTATGCCTGTCACCTTGAAGGGTGAAAAGGACAACAAAGCCACCGGACAAAAAGAGGAATTCACATTTAATCGCTTTGTCTTTAAAAACAACTGGTTTGTTTTGTCACAGACTGAGGGTGCCGACTTTGCCCATGAAGTCAAAACCCCATTGTGGGACTCTGCCAAGGCTTTGCAAGCCCTGTCAATCAGTGAAACATCCTTCACCATGATTGATGGCAACTGCCAAGGGTATGCAAGTGGTCAAACCTTTGCGCTTAACCCTGTCGCTGCCCTGCCACATAAAACAAGGTTTCATGAAATGGCGCACATTGTTTTAGGTCATACTCAGGAATTCACTATGACCGATAGCGAAAGGACTCCCAAGGATATAAAAGAAGTGGAAGCAGAGTCGGTGGCTTATATTCTTTGCTCAATCCTTGGTTTGCCTGGGCTTGAAGAATCGCGTGGTTATATCCAGCACTGGTTACGCGATTGTGAGATTAGCGAAAAGTCAGCGCAAAAAATCTTTAGCACTGCTGACAAAATCCTAAAGGCGGGCCAATAAGGGTTTATCCTAATTGCATAGGGGCATTTTGCCCCTATCATTCAACTTCATTCAACTCAATAGGCTTTACATCATGCACCCAGCAGACAAAATCGTTGTTATCGGTTCGGCCTTGGCTTTCATGGCCTTGGCTTTCATTCTCTACACATACTGAAAGGCTTTACCATGTACACCATTACCATGCACCATAAAACCCAAAAAGAGGGCTGGAAACCAGTTAAAACCCTGCCCATTGATTCCCCTTTGTGGGATTCCCACGATCAATCATGGATTAAAACCCTAATCGATCATGGCACGATGGTTATCACCATTGGATACACCATGTATCAGTTGAACCGATAAAACCACAGACTGCAAACCCTTGTCATAGGGGTTTGTGGCCTGGGCTTTTCCAGGCGTTTCACTTCAAAAGGCTTTCACATGAAACAGAGATACATTCCCCAAGGGTACACATTGATCGCTAAAGATGAGCGATTTGGGTTTGAGGTTTATCAATTAAACAGCCAACGCATTGTTGCAATGGCATTTGGCGGAAAGCGCACCAAACCCGATTGGCATTTTGGATTCAAAGATGAAACACGATTGAAAGCCAAAATTGAAGAAACCTTGCAAGAGTTTATGCAATCGGCAGTTTTAAAGGCTGAATTGAAGGCAAAACGCAGCCAGCCCAACAATGTCCAAGTGGGCGACATTTTCAGGGCATCATGGGGGTATGACCAAACCAACATTGATTATTACGAATGCACCAGGGTTATCGGTGCCATGATTGAAATCTGTGAAATTGGGCAAATGAGTGAAGAAAATGGCTTTATGTCTGGCGAGTGTGTGCCAAGCCCAGGCCATTACATTGGCAAACCCATGAAAAAAAAGGTCTCAATGTGGAATGATGAGCCAAGCGTGAGAATTGCAAGCTATTGCAGCGCCTATCGCATCAAACCCATTGCAAAGGTTGGAAACAAACAATTGTTTGCAGCATCCCATTGGACGGCATACGCATGAATGCCCCACAATTTCCACAATATCAAAATGCAAATGCAGCAGCCACATGGGGTTGTTTGCAATGCCTCAAGCCATTAAACCCTCAAAATATAAAAGATGATGGGTTTGCAAATGGGCGGGGTAGATATTGCATCAAATGCGACCACTGCCAAATGTCAACATGGTTTGATATTTGGGATAAATCAGGAAATCCAATAAAAGGGGAAAACCATTGATTTATGCCACCCTTGCACTCATTCTCAGAATATTAACCCGCAAAAAATGAAAGGCCCACAATGACAAGAGAATCACTATTAGAAATGTATTTCGATT